TGGGCGACACGGCGCTGCCAGTTCCAAGTCTCAGACCACTTCCCCAACGCTTGGTTACTGTGACCAGTCAACCTAGAAGTATTCTCTAGGCTACGTTGAGCCCCCAGGTTCAGATAAACCTGAAAGGCACGGAATTGCTGCTCGTTTTCATGCTGCCCAGCTTCACTTACGCGATACCCTCTGCGGTAGTCGTAGATCTTGCCAGGCAGGACAATTGCTTTGGCCTCTTTCCAGCTATCCGGGTCCGATGACATCTCGTCATGCGATTCCCGATATTATTCCGAGTCCCAGCCGAGAGCGGTTGCGACATCAGGAAGTTGCTCACAGAAGATCTTTTTGATTTCCTGTGCAATCAACCTGTGCTCGAGCTGAGTCTCGATGCCAGCCCTAATGTCGATGTAATGGATCCAGCTGCGGATGGTGCCAGACATGTACAACCGCGTCGGGGTTCCCAAGGGTAGGACACTCCTAGCGCACTCTTTAGCAATGCCGTCGTGCAACATGTTTTGATACAAGCGGCTTGCCTCTTTGTATAACTGACTGATCCGACCCTCATAATAACTACGAAGGTTAGGAGCCAATGTATCGTGGCTGGCCTGCTTGTTTTTTACATCTTGCACGCGAAGATGAGGATAGCCAACAGGCTCAAGAGCATTGACGTCAGCATAGCGTTGTGAGAATTCCTGAAATGAGAATGAACGGTGACGAAGCACTTGGGCTGCGATTGCACGAGTGGTGTCAATCTGAATTTGCATAGATGCCATTTCAAATGGCGACCAATGCTTGTGCTTGATCAGATACGCAATCAGCTTGGAGCTGCTTGGATTGTCTTGGTTCTTTGGATTGCTAACCCTGGCCTGATACACAATCTGCTTCTCAGCATCAGGTGTAATGCTCAGGAAGGTAGCCGTGTGAACTTCCTTATTCAAGAGACTCCTTTGCTGAGGTCCCAACGCAGCCTTTGCATTCGGTAGGCTTGGACCGAGTCTTCAATATCATCAAAAGCCATAGATAATGAAGCCGACGAACCCTCGTAAGTAGTGGGTGAATTCGGGTCTCCGACGACTTTCCAGTGCCAAACATGGCCCTCCAGATCAAGAATTACTCGCATGAGACTGTTCCTTCATTTCATAATAAGCTTGGAAGCATTCTTCCTCTGAGGCACACATCCCAGTGACGATTTTAGGCATGTTTGGCATGCCCTCTACCCAGTAACGGTAATAACCATCACCAGTCTCTGTGGACAGGGTGAATTTCAAAATGGCAACTCCAGAATCGGGGAAGAACTGGCGCCGTAGGGCGTGTACCAGCGCGGATAATCTAGCTTATTTATTGAAGGCTCAGGGACCGGCCACTGATCAAGAGTTGCACAAGTTTTCAAAAGCTTAAGTGCAGCTTGATTTTTGGTGAGACCCTCACGCATCATATTGGGACTTACCTCAAACATGTCTACGCAGTAGGGAGCCTTGCGCTCAACAGCGACAAAGATAAAGCGGAAAGGTTTGCCATAAGCGATCTCAGCAGCTTTTGCGTAGTAAGCAGCTTGGAAGTCGTACTGAAGACCTACAACCTTTTTCTGAAACGTTGTGGCATCAACAGAATCAGTCGTCTTAAGGTCTAGGACGATTCCCTCATCCACCAGAACACGATCCAGGCGAGCTTTGCACTTGACCCCAAGCCAGTCCCAGTAAATCGAGACTTCGTTGTACTTGATGTATTCCTTATCAGTCCCCTTGAACCAGTCCAGCTTCCGAAGAGCCTCTGTCATTCCCTCGACGGAATTCCAAGGATCATCCTTGCCGCCAGTAGTAAGAATTTTTTTCTTACCTACAGTCGCCTTCCATTCCCTGCCTTCCTTGGTGGACAGGTTGATGTCTTTGGGTTTTTGGATGTAGCTGCTCTGAAAAGCTTTCTCGCCATCAAGAACACGGCAGTGCAGTGCTGTTCCCATTTCCATCGCTGGGGTAGGGATCATGCTGAAAGTCTTCGCCGACTCGTAATGAGCAGGGGACTTCAATATGCATTTAAGGTGCGACTGGCTTTGCCCTTCAGCCTTGCGGTATTCAGGATCCGGTTGGTTGTAGATAACTTCCACTAACCACTAAGCAGTTAGTTTAGTTTAGCGGAGTGATCTCTACAATCCACTTAGAGTCAGCTTTTTTTGTCTTGGTCCAGACAACACTTATTTCAGAGATAATGCCAAGACGATCATCAGCCCAAAGAAGCTTGTTGCCAGCATCCATGAGAGACCCAATAATATTATCGGCATCACCTCGACCTTCACCGAAAAGCTCTACATCTAGCCTGATAGGCGTTTCAATAGGCTCCCCAGTGTATTGCTCTTGGATCAGAGCAATCATTTGCTTTCGCTTATCAAGGTAATCTTTCGGCATGAATACCCCGTATTGAGTCACTCGGGGGCGAGCCTTGCTGAACAAGGGCATCGGAAATACAAGCCGGATCGATTCCAAGATATTTTCTCAGCTAGATAATGATGCCGACTACTTGCTGTAGTAGTCATCAACGACAGAATCGTAGTCAATGCGAAGCTCTGAACCTTGCAAAGCACAATTCACATAATCCTCTAGGACGTCTTCATAGACGACCTGATGGCGACTTGGTTTCTCTAGGGCTTGAATCTCTCGCTCGATGTACCAAATCGCCTTCTTAAGTCCTTCTACAGGATTCTCGCCAGGCTTCCTGCCGTTGCGTGCAATGTACTTAACAGCATTACCCAAGCGATAATTGAGACCCCAGTCCTCAATAACATCAATGGGTTCGTGCTTGCGATCCCCACGGTAGTGGCTTGGGTTGATGCTGTCGTAAGTCATTTCCAAGAGCGATGAAAGGATTTAAGTGCCGTCAACCGTCTGGTCAGCTCACCCTCTGACCACTTGACTTCGTCATTCAAGATCGACTCAAGGTCATCAAGAAGTAGGCGGGGATTAGTGATTCCGTCTCCAAGGTATTCAAAGACAGATTCCGCCAAACGCTCTTTACGCTGTTCCTCGTAGCTTGTCATGATCCCTCTTTGATGTTACGACGGTCGTAGACGGTGGTTCGCTTAGCCCCCATCTTGATGAAAACTTGACATCTTTTGGATGTGCTGTCTTCAACTACAGCAGTTTGCCAACCAGAACCGTTAAATACTTTGACCGTTGTGCCTCTTCTGAAAACAGGAAGCGGCGTAGGGTCCTGACCCATCCAGTCTGCGGCTTTTTGTGCTGAGGGCTTTGGCTTGAAAGTGCCATCTTTAAGAGTCCTACCCATGCTTTTTGTGCTCGCTGATACCGAGGTCCAAAAGAATGTGGTTAGGCATTGCTGCATTCAGGGAGCAGACGACGCCGATGATCTTTGAAACATTTCGTCGGTTTTCACCGAGGCTGAGAACCCAGATGTCTAGATCCTCCCGATAGTTCAGAAGACCTTCGGCAGTCATCTCCCCTAAAACTTCACTGACTAAAGACTCAAGCCGAGGCTCTTCGCTGTAGTCAAGAAGAATTGGATCCCAAACACCATCTCTGATGTCTGAAATGCTGCATAGAGGTGAGATCGCGTGAACAACCTCGTGGCTCTTTACAGCACCACGAAAAAGCAGGATTGGCCAAACGAACGATCGCACATGAGCCTGAGTAAGTCGCGGAATGTCATCAATAAGATGACCAACACTTGACGGGCAACTCTCAGACTCGTGCAAGTTCACAGCTAGGCCGGCGCTTGCCAAAGTCTTCCGATCAGAAGACTGCTTCGGCTGCTTTGCTTCCAGCTTGCTCGTTAGAGCCCGAATAGAAGTAAGTCAGTCGAGAATTCTTGACCGTGTAATAGGTCTTGCCGTTGTACTCAGATTGGACAAGCTGACCATGAACGGTAACAGCGTCACCGCGATTCAGGCGATCAGCAGCAATCTCTGCAGACTTACCAACGACTTCCACGCGGTAAAACTGACCCACCTTTTGAGTGTCGTCCTTTTTACCAGGAACCCATTCTTTGTCAAGAACAGAGAAGGTGCCGATCGAGAGATCATTGCCCACCTTTTTGAGTTGGACGGCTTCAGTGCCTTCCTTGCAAGCGATTGTGCCGCTAATTGAAATGTTTGCCATGAGTGTTTGTAGGCTAGTTCAGTTTAGCGGACTTGGCTGATTGCTTTACTTGCTCAATCAATTTATTGACCTTGCTCATGGTGTATCGACTGCGAGGCACCTTGGCGGCTTGACAGGCTTTATCCAAGCTTCCATGCATGATGTAACACAAAATCAAATTAGTCTCTTCTTCATTCACGCCAGCTTTTTTGATCTCGTACTCAAGGTCAAGTCGACGCTCGTAGTGGTGTTGAGGCTGATGGAACACGCTTGACTCGATCGGCAACACGTTGATTTTTTCGTCCGGCTCACCATGGTGCTTGCACATCTCATTGATGGATGCCGTGCTGATTGCTCTTCCTGCTGCCTCACCCCAGCGCTCAACGACAGTCTCGTGTCCCTTGCGGGCATGACCATTGACCAAGAAGTAATGAAGCTCACGCCTCATGTGCTCTGGGACGCGAATGATGCTGTCCTCTAGGTAGTACCTGCCCAGTGATTGGTTGATCCATGCGTAGGCATAAGTCGCAAATGTGTACCCCTTGGTCTCATCAAACTTTTCTGCCGCCCGGCGA